AATCGGCCCTGGCTAGTAACTATGTATATCGAGGACTTTTTAGCCTTGGTTAAATGCAAGACGAGACCCCCATTAAGCTAAACGACCTAATAATGGAAGAATCCAATGGGCATATCTGCCCTGAATACATTTTATGGCTTGCAGTTATTGATAGGGCTATTTCTGACTTATGCGCTCCAGCTCAAGAGCTAACCCCGCTTTATGCAGCTGACCTTCACAGCTTCTTCTGGGAGGATACCCCAAGGCAATACAACCTAGTCTATATCTGCTCAATGCTGTTAGATAGGGAAGACGCCGTAGCAAAGATACGGCATAGAATTAAAACGATAGGACGGACTAAAAAGCCACAGTCCTACCGTTCCAGCAGAACCTAGCGCTTCTTCTTCTTCTCAATAATTGACCAAGCCTGGGAAGCACCGTAAAGGATAGCTCCACCAAGTACAGGTTCAGCAGCAGCAGCTAGGTTGGCAGCATCATGCTCAGCTACACCAACGGTTACTAATGCGCCAGCGGCTAACGTGAGCAAGTGGCGGAGGATGGATGCAAGAATGAGCGACATATAGCACCTTCAAATATAGACTTACCGTAACTACAGTTGCGGCTTCTAGGATCTACAAACTCACCCCGTATGCAATTCATCCAGGGCTCCCAATAAAAGGATAAATCACATTGCTTGTATTTGGCCACCCATTTCTTTAAGTCGATAGTAACCCCGTCGCTACCGTCCATATCAACTATACAAGGGGCAGATAAAGTAGGATTTTCTCCGTGTTGCTCACAGGTATATCCAGGGAGGCAGCGTTGCCGGTATGGATTGTCCACCACGTTACACACAGGCAAAGCAGCAGATACAATATCGATAAGTACTCTTCGACTATTCGCATTCAAGTCACACTCCAGGCATGGGCTGACATAGCAGGTCAAATTACTAACCCCTGATATACGCCGGTTAAAGTTATCCACAGTTTGTTGAAATCTTGTGCGTAACCTACTTTTAGGATTCTTTATAGCTCTATTAGCTGACGCCGCTGTATAGCCCCATAACGCCTCATAACGCCCACAGCGCTTGTTTCTCATGCATGGGCTTTGTATTAGGTGGGCGCGTATAACTTTAGGTCTAGGGTCGCTTAACAGGCGGGTAAGGCACTTGCACTCGTTGCCAAAGGTATTCTCAAGGTAACTAATAACTAGCTTATCCTGCCCGCTATAGAGCTTATTTACCCCATCACAGTTAAAATCTTTGTGACATATCCCTAGCAAACTAGGGGCAGCATGAGCAGATGCTAAAGAAAGCAATAAGGCACAAATGGCAGTAACCCATCTCATCTGTCTAACGCCTTATCAAGCTTAGAATCAATCTTATCCAACCGGCCTTTAATGTAGGCTAGTTCCGTCTGAATAACCTGGACATCAGCCGATACATGGTATTTGTGGTTTTCCAACTCGTGCAGACTATTCTTAACCGCTCTGTAATCCATGCTAATAAGAGAAACAAATACACCTATTACCGCCTTTATAAGTATATCAAACCAGTATTTAACTTCCGTAAAGTCGCCAGTCATTAGTGCACCCTGCCTCCACCGTAAGCGTCAATCACAATTAACTCTGCTTCGGGAGCACCCGCCATTAGATCCATAAACCTATTAAAGGCGGACCTACTAGCTAAGATAGCCGACTCGCTTCCAATTTTACCAAACTGCATACCAAGCAAGATGCAACCATGCGTATCCTTATGCGTATTACCAGCATGAAACAAGATATGGTCCCGCTCTGGTACGTCCATCACTTGCCACGTTCTGCCAAACTTAGGGCTTTGTCTTGGCTTAACCTTATACCGGCCTACAGGTATGCAGCTAATCTTACGTTCATTATCTCGCCAGGCATCTTCCAACGTAACGAACTCAGGCATGTCATCGATACATAACACGCCCATAGTTGCGCCGTTGTACTCTGATACTCTGACAAGTCTTAATTTCATGGCGTAATCGTAACTGAAACACCAGGAGCTGTTGGAAATACAATCAGTTTAGGGTCAGAGTGCTGCTGCATCATGTCACGCAACTGCTGACGATACACAGCCCAATCCCATTTGTTAGTTAGGTTTACGTCAGGTAGTTGCGTCCAATCAGATGCAGCCAATTTAAAATTACGCCACGTTCTAATTGATTGAGCAATAAGCTCATCTGATGCAGATGCGGCAAGTATTCCAGGTGGTAAAGTTTGTTCCCAGTTCATTATACAGCCTCGTATGTAGTATTGATATAAACAGCAGAGGAAGTATTAGTGCCCCACGTTCCACTGGCTAAATCAACATAATTAGCCAACACTGCTGCACTATTGTTAGTAATGTATCCAGTTTTTAAACTTCCTGAATACATCATAGAAATAGCATAAAAGGTCGTTGCTGTAGGCTGTATATTAACCGGCACACTAACATTTATATTGGTCCCTACTCCAGTTGTATTAAATGTTGCATATACATTTAAATGTAGTGTTCTCCCTGTTTTTTTATATGCAGCTCTTACAATGTTAAGAGAACTAAGACTTCCACCGTTTGGCGTAAAGGTAGGTGTATAAGTTAGCCATGCCCCAGGGTCATTTATGATATGAAAATAAGTCCCGCCATAAACTAACTCTATGATAGAACCAGCTACCCATGTTCCTAGAGTTGGGGACGCATTACTTCCATCGTTAGAAGCAATATCCTTTGCTCCTAATGAGTTAATGTTTAGCGTATGATACGTTGGAGTTGCTCCTGTAGAACTAAGGCCAGTCCCTATTTTCATCCTAAACTTTTGGCCAGTTTTATAAGCTGGAATAGCAGGAGCAGCCGTAGCTGTCATCGCTGTAGCTGTTCCACCTGTAGTACCAAGCCAGATATAATCTCCGTCCTGGACTTGAGCTACTTGAGCTAAATCAGTCCTGCCTGTAGCAGAGCCAGCATTAGTATATCTAAAACCACCAAGATTAAGATTAGCAGTAGCTGAGTTAGAACCATCTTTATTTAGGCACTGATTGATACCAGTAGCAAAGTCATTGTCTTGAGTATCATGCCGACCAGCTTCTATACCTATGCCAGCGGAAGCATCCCCAGCCCAACCGCCTGTACCTGCATTACCCTTTGTGTAAGACCCGCCGCTCCAGCCCATATTATGCCTCTACTAAATTGTTTAACTTTTCTAAATTGTTTAAAACTTTTGTAACATACAAATATGTTTCTTCAGGAACTCCATAGCGACTATTTTTAGGCGCTCCTGCACGTTCTTTGATTTTAGAGTTTTGCTTATATTTTACACCAAGTCGCTTAACTATTGTTTCCCAATCGTTGCTTTTAGCATCCGATATAGCAGACCTAATACTACCTGGCCCCCAGTTGTACGCCGCTAGTCCTAACTTAACATCATCAAACGCATTGATTTGCTGTTGAAGATACTTACTACCACCCTCTACATTTTGTTGTGGGTCAGATGGATCTACTCCTAACATTTTAGCCGTCGCCGGCATAAGCTGCATTAGTCCTCTAGCCCCCTTGGAACTTATAGCCAAAGGATCCCCAGCCGACTCTACTTGCATTACAGCCTTAACAAGATTAACCGGAGCAAACCCTTCACCTGTTGGAATGCTTATGTTTTGTTTGCCTACTGTAATAGTTTCAGGCTCTAGCGTTGGTTCTGGCGTTGGAATATTTGCAGGACCTATTATCGAACGCCCTAATTCCGCTTCAGCGGCGGCTAAAATGTCTTTTACATTTAAATCTACCGCAGGAGGAGTTGGCGTAGGAGCACTATCTACTATTGTTTCATTTGGTATCGAAACTACTTCAGGGCGACTTGCTAATTGGCCTAAACGCAGTCCAGTATTGTTAATATTTGCACTACTCAAACCGCCGCTTAATATTTGTCCAATTATATTTCTCCCAGTCGGGCTTGCTGCTCCTTTAGTTCCAGCAGATAAAAGAATTGCGCCAGTAGGGCCAGTGCCAGCCAATCGAGCACCTGCGCCAAATAATCCTCCTGTAGTATAAGTCGCTCTTCCTAGCGCCTGAAATAGTTTATTTGCGCCAGCGCTTGCTTCTGCTTTTCTTCTATCAATAATAGGTTTTGTAAGAATAATACTTTGTAAATCTTCATTTATATTTTTAGCTTCTGGGATATGTTGCTCTATTACAGATTGCAACTCGTGATAAACCGCACGATTAAATTTTGCATCTGCGCTAGTTCCAGTCGGATCGTATAAAGACCCAAAATACTTTTTTTGATCCTGTAAATATTGCAATCTATTTGTTTTTTGTGAAGCAATATCTGCTTTTATTTCGTTTAATTTATCTGCATATCGTTGTCGATTTATACCACCAAAATCCCGCCCTTTTTGTATATTTTGAACTAGGTTTATAAATTGTGGGGTTTTTACTTGGACTCCAGCAGAATCGACTGCTGCGATTTTATTATCTAAGCTATCATTCAATTGACGCATTGAAACATTTAAATTGTTACTTTGCAACATTGGGTTAAACGAATCTCCCAAATATCCCTTTTCTATTACATTATCTATCCCCTGTTGTGTTAAGGTATATGTGCCCTCTTGATTTGGCACAAAGTTTTTCTTGCTAGCAGTTTTTAAATAATCTCCTTGGCGTGCCCCTATTGCACTTCTTTGAGCTGCTCTTCCCAAAGACCGAATTTTGGGACCAGCCATACTTGCAATTTGCCCCAATGTTCCAAACCCACCTCCAAATTCAGCGCCAATTTCTGCTGATTTTTCTGCTGCTAACAACCTCTCTTCTAGCGTTCCAGGAGTGGATAAAAATGTTTGCAATCCAGCTGCACCAGCGCCAGTACCTGCGGCTTTGCCTATGTTTAACCCACGAGTTGCCAGTGCTGATGCTAAAGGAGTTCCCGCTGCAACTTTAGTCGGGGTGTATAAACGCCCAATAGGAGAAACTAATCCGCCAGCCAATTCAGGGCCAGTAAGTCCAAGAATTAAATTGTCATTCTCTAATTCTTTTTGTCTTGTAAATTCTTTTAATATATCTTGTTGCGTAACAGCTTGCCCGAAAGCCTCTGTAATAGGAGTCCCGTATAATGCTTCTTTTAGCGAAGTAGCAGCAGCCCCAACTTTAGGTAGTACGCCAAAACTTAATCCTTCTTGAAATAATAACTTACGACCTTCTAAATCTGCCGCAGCTTGCTCTAATGGTGACATTGCACGAAGTTGAGCAACTCCAAGTTCTACGTCAGTAGGCGCACGAGTTGGTTGATCTATTAAGCTTTGTAATTGTGTAGGAGCTGGGGCACTAGGAGCAGGTGTAAAATTTGGCTGAGCCAAATCTGCCTGTGCCATAGCTTTGATTTCATCAACACTTGCCATTATTGACCCAATAGTTGATTTAATTTGTCTTGAGCGGCGGCTTTGGTAGCTTCGCTTACAGGCTGTGCAAGAATCTCTCTTAACGTAGCAATATCATTTTGCAGAGAGGTATTATCTGATATTCCTATTTCTTTTTTTTGTTTGAAATAATCAGCCCATGGCAACCTATTTGGATTAATTTGATTATTTTTAATTACTTGGTCTTTTTTATACTGATCCCATAATTGAGCAGCGCCAGAAGCATCTCCTTTGTCTTGAATATAGGTCTCTAGAAAGTTTACGTACTCATTGTTTAGCTTGTTGTATTCAATCATATTGGACAATATGCGAGTGTTTTCAGCTTGCGTATTGCTAGAGGACGGCCCAGCTCCTATAAGTAACTTATCTTCATAATTTGAAACAGCACCTGGAGATCTTAAATTTTTAATAATTTCAGGTCTAATAGAGTCTAACTCTGCCTCAGCAACCCTTTGTGCAACCTCTTCTTTCCCACCTTTAGTTGGTAAATATTGATATATAGACGAAGCAAAATTTCTAGCTCCTGCATATAATGCTGGACCGCCAGTCTGCCCTGCACCTGCTATTCCACTTATTGCCCTTGAGATTATATAATCCGCATTCGTAATAGCTTCCCTTGATTTTTTCAATTCGTCTAATGATTGTTTAGTTTGTAATTCTTCGGTTTTTAAATTTCTATTTGCATAGTCAAGCCTATCACTTGGAGGAACTCCTAAATTAGAAGCTTCTTTGATCAATCGATTTCGTTTGTCTGCTGTAGTTTCATATTCTCCAAAAAGACCTTTTTTAATAATAGGTTCTTGAGGGCCAAAAGTAGTTGGCCCAGGTTTAGGAGGGTGAGAAGCGGCCAATTGATCCATTTTTGCTTTTTGTTCTCTGTCAAAAAGTTGAGTTCCTAAATCGCCAAGATTAAATTTAGCCGCAGTTTCAAGTTCTAATAATTTATCAGCAGCCTTAGCTTTTCTAGCTGCTTCTTGCTGCATTAATGCAGTCGATAGCGTAGACAAACGTCCCTGATACATTGGGTCAGACACGCTGCCAATAAACTCAGTACGAGCCTCTGGAGTAGTCTTAGTCATTAGCTGATTGGCCAAACTGTTTAGTTCTAAAGTATTTTGTGAAGCTTGTTGCCTAGCTTGATAGCCTAGTAAAGACTGAAGAAGAATCGAACCTAATCCAATACCAACGGCTTGCCCTGTAGAGCCATAGGGGTTGATTAGCTGCGGCGTCATCTGGTTTAGCGTTTGTGCAGCTATACCATAACCAGTATCAGCACCAGTGTAATTAAGTCCTGCTAATGCTTCTTCTAGTGTTGCCATGTTATTTATTTGTCCTATTTATAATTTGCTGCCCCCCGCCTTGCACTACACCAGTTACAAATTGGGCATTAGGATTAGGCTGCTTGCCTGGATATCCAGTTCTTAAAGAATCAATTTCCATTTGTGTATATGGATCTATCTGAGCACCTCCTCCACCACCACGAGGAGTAGCTCTAATCTGTTGTAGTTTGTATTTATTCTCTAAAGCTGCAAGCTCTTTAGCATATTCTTGCGCTTGAGCCCCTGCTTGCATTTGATATTGTGACGTTATTCCAGTTGCATAAGGCTGTTGCAATACATTCCACTGCTCGTAAGGTCTCATAGCTAATTGACCAGCTTGACCAAATTGCTGATTCTGTACGCTGTAAGCTGCTTGCTCTGCTGCGCCCATAGCTTCTTGGCGAGCCATGTCTTGCCTATCATTTAGCGATTTAAGCTCTAGCTGATACTGCTGGCTTCCAGGAGCAACTCCCTTATTGGCCATGGTAGTTTCAAAGTCCTGACGCTGTTGAGCAAACGCTTGATTATTACGGCGCTCGAACTGATTCATTACGTTCTGCCTAGCACGTTCCATTTCTTGCTCAAATTGTGGCTGATACTGCTCCCCGCCAAACCTTTGCAGCATATCTTGGTATGCTTGACCTGCTCCCATAAAGCCTTGCTCCGTAACTCCTACCGGCGTAGTTGTTGCTACTGATTGCTGGCCCGCTCCTTTTAAAAACTCTAGAGCTTTTTGACCGCCTTGAGATGCTCGTATCCTACTATACTCAGCTTGTTGAGCAGGGGACAAAGTGTCAAATATAGCGCGATTTTCCGCTCTTGTAGGAACGCTGCTAGTTTTTTTATTATTATTCTTAGGGTCTTTAGTTAATGCGCCTTTTCTTGCCATAATTATACTTGTCCGCCTAAATCGTAACGTATTTCAAAGCCATAAATATCTAAGGTGGTATTCTTTATTGCACCACCAAATCGCACCGCCGCACAATGCCCCTGCCCTTTAACTGCGTACCTGTCAAACGTATATTCTACGTCAGCGGACCAAGGTAAAGGCGTTACTGCTGGAATAAGAGTATACGGTGGAATTGGTAAGTACGTTCCTGGAGCTACGCCCCAAGGACTACCCCAAGGAGTAAAATTACTAGCTGGAGTTGTAACACTTGTAACCACTGCCGACCTCTTAAAGTCAGTGTCTAAGCCTAAACTAAGCGTCACGCCTTTTTTAACTTTTAGCAACGGCCTTATATCTTTAAATGCTTTGTAGTTTCCTCTGCTACCGTAAAAGCTAAACGCAGTTCGTCCAGCAAAGGTAATAGCCTGGCCTGATGAGGTAGTAGTAATGGCATCAGCCTGGCCTGTTTCGCCCTGGTAAACTATACCGGTTAAAGAAGCATAGAACGGATGATCAAATGCGTAACAAGAAGAGTTAGCGTGAGCGCCATCAAATAGCCTAAAAGTAGTCCAGCCTTTAGTGTCTAGCGAGTACACTAAAAAGTAGTTCTCAGTGCTCGATTGAGGTACTGAAATATAAACCCGCCTACCTCTAGGCCATACAAAGCCAGACCAATCGTGCGAGAACTTAAACGTCTCAGCGGCATTGGATATAATAGGATTAACCTTGCCACTTACCACCATTAAGGCTGATGCTGAATCGCTTTGAAATAGCGCTGATATTGGTACTATACCGTCTTGAGTAATAATCCAAACGTCAGCATCTACTCTAATAAACGCTCTAAATCCTACTGGCTTAGCTATGTAATAATGAGCCACCAGAGACCAATCCGAAGGACCAGTCCCGCTGTAAAAAACTAGCTCGCCCTCTGAGCTGCAAGCAAAGAATAAGTCTTGAGAGGTGGAAGCTGTCTGATTAGTGTAGCTACCAGCGAATAGCAAGTAACCACCTTTGGTCATTACATACTTAATATCAGGAATCTCATCTAGCTTAGGAGAGCCGCTGGTTCCAGGTACATCCACTGAAGCATGTGCCCAAACGGACATTGAGTTCTTCTGAACAAAGTAAAGTCTACGCTTGTAAGCAGCTACCGAAACTAAATTAGTTAATCCAGCGGAACAGGTAAAGGTTACGTTAGCGGCGTTACCAGTACCGGTATAAACCTGTGGGATATCTATACCGTTACAAAGGTACAAGTTATTGGCGAATATTTCTGAGTTAAACCTGCTATCTGTATGCGGAGTTGCGTTAGTTACTGTTGATACTGTGCCGTCTACTAGTATCTTATAAAGATTGCTATCAGTAGCAGCGATAAGATGCTTAGTTCCATCAGCAAGGGGAAGCTCCCTAATAAAGTTAATTGGCACCGCTGGAATAGAAGTACCGCCGGTATTAAACTGAGTATACCCAAGTCTAACCGACGGCGCTCCCGCCCCAGGGAATACGTTTACTAACTCCAACGCAAAAGATGGATCCATGTTGTCTATTGGACTTACTGCGTCCAACCCCCCGTAAGGAGGTGACATTGTGAACCCTTGAAATGCCATTAATATCTCTTTATTAACCGTGCTGGTAGACTAGCGTTAAACTGCTGCGTCTGCTGATTGTATTGGTCCATAGCTTGCTGTTGTGTTCCGTACACACCAGGGCTTAAACGATACCTACCACCATTATTTGCTGATGCTTGTGGTATCTGTGGCATTGTCATTGGCTGGCCTAATCCATTTTGTATTTGACCAGGCAGGTTATGATATAAATCAGGCCGATTTGGGTCAAACTGAGGAGCAGATGCGCCAGGGTTTAACATTCCTCTAAAACTATCTGGGGCTCTACTGCCTGGATCTATGTCACCACTTCCCGCCAATCCCGCCATTGCTCCAGCTCTAGCTGCGTCCATTCCCATAGAAGACTGCTGCATAGAATCAAACTGCCCTGGCGAAAAATTTCGTAGTACTTGGTCGTTTACCCAGTTTGTAGGGCTCTGTCCCTGATTCATGTTAACGTTATTGTAAGGAGAGGAAACTTGAGTTGGGCGCTGTATCTGCCGCCCCCCTTGAGTTACAAGTCCACCACCAGCACTGCGATATACCCCAGGAGATAACCTTTCTGTAGGTTTATTTTTAGGGTCGTTGCGTAATGCTCCACTTAGTTTCTTGCCACGCTCTGCCATTATTTCTTCTCCTTAGTTTTGCTATAGTTTGCCCTTAGTGCTTCCTTAACTGTTTTAGCTGGACCAACTTGTCCCTTGTCATTCATATACATACCAGGGGATACACGAACCACTTCGCCTTTTGGTGGCTTTTGTGGCTTCGGTGGAGTAATACCTACTCCAGCTTGTTGAGCGAATTTTGACTTGCCCATCATGGCTTCAATGTTTGCCATTACCTCAGCTTCGTTTTTAGCATTACTTGTAGCAGCGTTGACTAACATTCCTGTGTATTGACCAGGAAAAAACTTAGCCTTTGGATCATCTGCTCCGTATATTTTACGAATCATTGGATCTATCTTTTCAGATGCAAGTTTAGCTAATGGATTAGACCAATCTACATCCCAAGCATTGCGAGTAGTTTTTTCATCTATATTTTTGTATTTAGTCTTACCGTCTAGTCCAATGTTAAACTTAGAACCATCGGCAAGAGTAACCATGTAGTCTTTATCTGCTACCCCTGACTCTTTTAAATCACCACGAAAATCATCGCGTAAAGCTTGAGCATTAGACTTGCCTGAAGTCATCATGGCACCAATAGAGCGCTTGCCCATTAAGCGAAGCGCAAGATTAGGAGCAGCGCCACCAAACATATTTACGCCTTGATTTATCCAATCTTCACGAGTGCCACGACCACGCACAATATCTTTCATGCCCGTTTCCCAGGCATTATTAGCTGCTAATGCAATAGCTGCCACTGGCAAAGCTACGGCTCCTATAGCTCCTAATGTAGAAGCTCCGGCGGCACCTGTTCCGGCCGCACCGGCTGCTCCTGCTCCGGCTCCGGCAGCGCCAGCACCTGCGGCACCTGCGCCAGCAGCTCCAGCCCCCGCAGCACCAGCCGTTCCTGCCGCTCCAGCAGCGCCAGCAGCTCCAGCGGCTCCTGCTGCTCCAGCAGTTCCACCAGCCGCAGCCGCTCCACTTCCGAATAATTGACTTGCTAAATATTGTGTTCCTATAGCTCCAGCTATTGCCCCACCTGTTTGAGCCAATCCGCCTATCTGATTTGCTTTTGCTTGTTCTTCAGCAATTTGCTGCGGCGTCTTAGGTTGACCAAAAACACTTGTAGTCTGATCAAAAGCTTCTCTATGCCCTAGCCCCTGGCTAGTTAGCCAAGCGTAATAAGCTCTAGGATTGCTTCTTGCAAACGCCGGAGCGTTAGGATTCATCGCTTGCTCATTCATTATATCCAGCTCCCAAATGCAGCTATTCCACTTCTTGCAAACTGAGTAGGTCTACTAAACCCACCAGCATAAACAACTTTACCCGCTTTGGTGCGGCCATATTCATCATGCAATTGTTGCAAAAATAATGGCTGCACACCATCAAGTCCATGTATTTGAGCAAAGCGCTCTAGTATGCCCTGCTCAAGTAACTTCTCTTGAAATATGCTTGTATCTGTATCGGCTCTAAATTGGTCATAAATGCCGTTGTAGTAGGTCCATGTCACACCACCATCCGACACGCTTCCGCTTGTATGCGTTGGTGCTGTGGCTCCTGTAGTGCCTCCAGCCGTAGTTGTATAGTAGTTGCCGTTGTATATGCAGTAAGAGTTGGCAGGAAATGCGGTAGAAGTTACCCATGTTCTAGGTACTACCGACCTATCAGCTATGTACTCAAATATCAGCACCTGCCCTGCTGTATTTGCTCCAGGTGTAGGACTAATAAATAATTCGTTATTACTAAGTCCCCTAATCTGAAAGCGTTGGTAAATTGTAGGCATTAGTCCATAGCCCTGAAGCTGTGCATAGTCCTGCTCAGAAATAGGGCCAAGTACACGCCATCTAGTGCTTTGATTCCAAAATGTTTCGTACTGGTAATTAGAAAAAGCCGCCGGTAGAGGGTAGGTTGACTGCCCATCTACCAGCGTTATCGAGCCAGCGGCGTAACACTTAGGCCAAGGATACGCCTCAAAAATATCACGATTTATACGTTGAGCTATCGCTAAAAGCTGCTTGGTTGTCGTTTCTGTAGAGGTAAAGATATTAGACTCTACGGTGTAGCCAGCTTCGTTAGCGACATTCTGTATAACCGTAGCTATGCTCATACTCTCCTTGGTCTACCCCTTAGCCTTGGCGTTGCTGTTGGCTCATCATCTAACGGGTCAGATGTACGCTCATCACGCAAATCTGTACCCTCGCTAGCCTCAATACGCTGCATAAGAAGCTCTAACTTCTCTTCTAACTTTGCGTACTTTGTCTGATATTGCTCTAGCTGGACTTTGAGTTTAGCCACGTCATTCTGGTCAGAATTAGCTGCGGCCAACCACTCCTTAGCCAGTTTAACAAACTTGGATAGTGTTCCTAGCTTGCGCTTGGCGTCCTCTGTAGCGTTAGCCACCTGCTCTACTGTTTTAAAGCCAAGATACTGGAACTCGCGCATGGCAGTCCCTGGTATCATAGGCCACTCAGCAAGCGGTGTGCCTTCAGTTACAGGCTCAGAACCAGCCATAAAAGCCTGGTACTTTTCTGGGTATTCGTGAATATCTTGCGGCTCAATACGTCTAACCGTTGTATCTCCACCTGGAACCTGGATGCTAATAGAAGGAATCTCGTCAAATATAGGACGACCTTCTTTTAGCGACTTCTCTTCATTCTCGTTGTAAGCATAGAAAAACTGCACGTTCATTCCAGCATAGCGCTTTTTCTGCTGCTGCTGTCCTGACATTATGCTCCCCCAGTCTACTTGTGCCATAATTATCTCCCTAAATAGGCATCAGTGCCTACTTATTCATACCACACTTTACTCTTCTGAGGTAAATACGCTTTTCAAAGCCCCTAATAAATCAAGTTCTGATAACTTCGGTCGTGGATTTGCTATTGATTGAGCTACTGGATCTATATCCAACAAAGCTCTTTCGAGTAAACTTTGCTTTGCTATTTTATCCAAAGCCGCAGCCGGTAATGAGTATGACAACCCTTCCTGTCCAGCAAGAGCATTTGGCGCATTAGTTAATAAGTTTTCTAATGCTACTTGGTCAGGAGAACTTCCAGCCTGATACGACCCAGTAACGCCACCCATTGAACTAAATGCTGTATTTAAATCAATTTGGTCTGCGATTGCCTTTTCAGTAAGGTATTTCCCAATTTCGTATGCCGCAGATCCGGAAGGCGCAGACTCAGTTTCAAATGCCTTCATAAGTGCATATGCTTTTTGAGCAGCATTTCTTTTTTTTATTATACTATTACGAGTTTGCAGGGCTTCTATAATGTCATCTAAAGACGCCATTTTAATCCTTGTTATTTTTAAATACTATTCTGGTATTATCGGCTCTTCTTCTGTTGGTCCTGCAATTGTTGCCGGTGTCGAAACTGATGTACCTATTCCTACGCCCATAACTCTCCTTTAGTAAAAAGCTACAATGTTTGTGGCACTAGAAGCGGCCATAACCTTTCTTGCAAAAATAGGAAGTAATGTACCTGCTGGCACTGTTAATGAAACTGAAGCTGTATCGTTGCAAGCTATAATAACAACGGTTCCCGCACCGCCTACCCATAAGGCTCTAACGCCCACTAGCTCTGTTGCATCGCTAGGGGTTACAGCGGTTAGCTTATACGCTGGGAACATAGCGCCTGGGTTACTTGGGGTAAAATCTGGCATAAATCACCTAAAAAAATCGGGGGAATTGCTTCCCCCTTTAAAACTAAGTCGCCTTAGTATGTAGCAAGACAATCCAGTTGGTAGCCGACTGGCGGATACACTGAACGCCTTGAGTTGTAGCTACCGAAACTCCTGTAGCTCCAGCAATACTTGTGTTTATTGTTTGCGAACTCTGAGCATATACACGAACTGCATTAGCTCCGTTATTAGCAATATAAACACACTGCCCTACTGGACATGTAATTGGCAAACGAACACCGCTATTTAACGCTGCTGTACCAACCAAGTTAACAAACGAGGTAAGTGTTAAAGCGTCTGTAATAGAAGTACCACTTGCTGTGAGAGCGCTGGAAGCTGCATACGTTGGAGCTGCGCTAAGAGTGTTGGCTGACAACACACTAGCCTGTTCTCCAGGCATACCCAATCCCATCAAATCTTCTAATATAGGCATAAATCCTCACAAAAAGGGGGGTATTGCTACCCCCCATTTAGGTTAGTTGACTCGTAGGTGATCTACTGAGCCAAGCTCTACAGCAGCCGCAGGAGTTGTTGAAGCAAGTCCAACACCACCCTTGATCAGTGTAGTAGAAGCATCGTCGGCCACACCTGCTGTTGCAGTTGTGTTAAGGTTAGCCTTAGCAACATAACTTGCAGCTACCTTACCACGAATACCCTTACCTACACCGCCGCCCATAGGGCCGCCGATCCAGACCCAAAGATACTCATTATCAAGAGCAGCTACCTGAGCTACTCCAACCATGAGTGCATTAGATCCAGCATTTGTAGTTGTCAGCATAGCAGCCTGACCATCAGCTTCGATTTTTACGAAACCGTACTGGTCAATAGCTCCATCAGCCTGAACAAATACGAAGTCACCTTCTACGAGCGAACCAACTGTAGCCAGTGGTGCTGGCAACGGAAGATTAGTATCCGTAAAAGTTTTCTTATAATTAACACCAAATGATCCTACCTGTGACATATTCCAATCCTCCTAATTAAGCGTAAATTACACCCTGGAGAGCCGGAGCTGAACAGCAGAGGTTCCCTTCAACGATAATTACGGTGAAGAAAGCATCCTGGTCAATCGGACGGTCCATAGTTGGCGTTAGTGGCTTAAAGTCAGCTCCACGAACCATATCGAATGTCCAATACTTAGTATTGAGCAATCGGCATGAGTTCGACTCAAGAACTGACGATCCGTATCCACCATCGAACACGAAATCGCATCCGTCATAGCTAAGAACACGGAAACCAGCTACAGCCTTCTTTGTTGGAAGCTGAATACGCTGAATTGCAGTTAGTGAGCTATGGAGATTCTTCCAGGCTGTACGATCCATAAGACCAAGGTCCGGTGCCTCAGAGCCACGAGTTAAGCGGCTGATAACATCGGTAATATTCTCCTGAACGTTTGCAGCGGTTAGAGTTACGTTTGTTGCGTAGTTTCTAGCCCAGAGGTTAGCAGTACGATCAATTCCACCGTAAGTACCAGAAGACGGAGAAGTTGAAACGGCTTTCTTAACACCGTCAAACTCTAGTCCACCAGCTCCAGTTCCATCGCCACGAAGGGAGGTAGAAACTGTATTCTTTAGGCGCTCGATAGCAGCTTCCATCTTAGCCTCAGCTAGATCAAGCAAGGCAGCCTCATCACGATTCGCACGCTTTTCGCGTCCGTTCATCGCTACAGGCTCATAGCACTGCTTAATCTGGAAACGGAAAGCTGTAAGGTCATCAATCGAGGATAGGTCAAAAGCCTGATATCCCTGATAGAATCCACCTACTGCTGCATCGTTGTACATTACTGGCTTACGGAGCTCATAGCCGCCGCCAATCTTCTTGATTCTTCCCTTCTCGTCCAGAGTTGAGGTAAGCGGGTTGTGGTGAAGCACCAAGTCCGCTATCTCTTCTGACTGATCCCAGAGGGTTGATACAATTGCCTCTTCTAAATTAGCCATTTTAGTTATCCCTTAAAGTTTATGGGATAACCGTATGGCTATTCTCCTATGAATCGCCGACGCAGGTTATCCCCTAGTGATTTTGATTGTACCCTGGGAGTCCCGCTACCGGCGGAGCCAGATATTGATTTGGCAGCTTGTTTCGCCTTTTGAGCTACTGCTTGCTGCTGCTGTATTACCGGCTTTGCGGTCATTTTTTGAACGAGACCGGAAAAAGTCGGATTGCCGTTAACCACATAGTTGTACGCAGTCTCTAGTACTTGCTCAGGGGAGGAGTACCGCCCTGTAGCATTTAAAGCCTGAACAACTGGAGCCATTTCAGCCTCTAATTGAGAAGCTGTTTCTGGATCCCTGAATAACGGCTTGTTATTCATAAATGAGTTTACTACCTGTTGGTTGTAGTACTCAAGTGCCTTTTTTTCGTTCTCTGATTGAATAGACTTAAATCGCTCTTCAGCTATGCGTTCTGCATCTTCCCTGGTTAGGTATTGTGGCTGCTGCGCTTCTTGTGGTTGATAGTTGGTTAAGTCTTGCGGATTGATACCGTAAGAATTTAGCCAATCAAGTGCAGTTGCTACTGGGTTAGCTTGCATAGCTTTATCCCATGCAACGGCTCGCCTGGTAACGTCAGCTATAGAAATACCATCCCTAGCGTACTCGTCTTCGTACTGCTTGATTGTCTCGTATAGCCCAGAGGTTTGACGTTTTAGCTGTTCAACCTCCTGCATTTTTCGGCTATAGTCAGATCGTGTTTCGTAAGCCCTACGGTTTAAATAGGATTGTAAAACATGAGCATTAGCAGGAGTCGGGTTAAGAAAAGCATCCTTTTCGGCAGCGTTCATGTCAGCGGGGGGAGCCAATGGTATCGGCGCTGGCTGTGCAGTTTCTTGAGAAACTACGCTGACATTCTCGTTGGAGCTATCTGCTTCACTTGCTTCTGTGTTACCGTCCTCCTCTTTGCCGCCGCTTTTGAATTGCTGTTTTAGGGACTGCCTAATCGATAAACTAGCCGGTTCACGCTCTACGGTAAGCTCTGTATCTGTAGGATTTAAGATCTCGTTATCTTCCATTTCTATACCTATCTATTATTTTGTTGCTTAACTCTTTGGCCATCCTGCGAGTGGATGCGCCCGACTCGTGGTCGGGGATGTACCCTCTATCGTAGGAATCGCCAACCTCAACAGCTCCAGCAGCCTTATAGGCCGCCCGTAGCTTTGATTTACTGGTATAGACTTCTTTAGGATTTAGCGGATTGCGAGTCGGTTCCATCTCGTCTTGGATAAACAAGTCACGAGCATTAGACTGTGCTCTACGCTCTACCTGCTCTATTGGAACTACTTTCTGCTTAACGTGACACCACTGGAACAGTTTGTATTTTGTCATAGGTCTATTTTTGCTAACCACATTAAAGCCTTTAATCGCTTTATACGGTTATTTCGTTTGCGGGTAAACTCCTCAGCCTTACGTTCTGCTTCTTGTAGCTGTAAGAACGCTTGCATTTCCATCTGTCTTGCCGCTTCTACTGCTACAGCATGGCGGGTCATTACTTCCTGCTGTAAGTCCTTTATAGCCTGAATTGCACGTTTTTGCTCATCAATTCTTTCAGATATTTGCGATTCTAGCTGCGCCGCTTGTAACGACGCTTCTTCCATCTTTAGCTTAATCTCAGCCTTACGAAGTGCTTTCTGCTCTTCTATCTCAGCTAATATTGCTGCTACAACTTCAGGCGAATCTGCTGGAACATTGGTTGCATCAATGGCATTTAGCTCTTCTACGGTATCTGCTCCGTATATAGCTTCGTAGATTAGCTTCTTCCAGTTGCGTAACTCTCTGGACTTTTGCTCTACTTGTGGCCGCTTTTGCCTAGCTTTTAGTAGCTGTGCTGCTATCTCTTCTTCTTCTTTAGACTCTGACCGTTTGCGCTTATACCTGGTAAGAATATCAGAGGTATCAACAACGCTAGAGACTGAAGTGATTGTTGGTAAAAATATCTGCGAGGTAGGGCCAAGCAGATTAAGTGTTATCGTTTGAGCTCCGCCAACCTGTGTGACTGTAGGTAAGAATATTTGAGCGGTCGACTCTAGCCGGTTAAGCGTAATAGTTTGAGTGCCACCAGCTTGAACTACCGTAGGTAGGAAGATTTGAGCAGTAGACTCTACTCTATTGAGAGTTATCGTCTGAGTAGCGGCCTGAGTCTGTAGAAGCGTTAAAAAGCTCATTCACCTTCTCCCTCGCCCCCAGGTGGATAGACTGGCTCATCTCCATTGTGTACTGGTATTTGATTTTCTGGATCAGGAACTATTTCATCGTATAAAAATGGCGTGTAGTAAGGAGAAGCGCCATCCCATACAATCTTAGCAACACACTTCTGTTGATAAAAAACTGCGTAGTACGGCACGTTAATAATACTCCACTACAATTACTAAACCTGCTCCACCATCGCCCCCTTTGCCGCTGTTTGCTCCGTTGCTAGAAGCTCCGCCACCACCACCACCAGCGCCGCAATTCCCGCCTTTACCACCATCGCCGCCCGCTACGGTGCCTGTAGTATTTCCACTCCCTCCACCTGCGCCAGACGTGCCTACGCCGTTAGTAAGTTGTGCACTAGTTAAGTAGTCATTTAAAAGCTGTAAGGCGTAATTGTCTAAACCAGCAGTGCCAGCGACTCCAGTTCCCGCACCACCACCAGCACGAGCAGCAGATTGAGTGCCGTTTATGTTAAAAGCTCGCCCACCAGCCCCTCCTGAACCAGTTCCACTTGCTGCGGTAATTCCTCCACCGCCAGCTCCACTTGAGATGCCTACAGTTTGCATTGACACAGCACTTGCCGCAGTTCCGTTTGCATTTCCGCCTGACGTTCCTACAATCCCAGGAATAGTTGGATATTGAGGAGGAGTACAGTTTGCTACAGCGCCGCCAGCGCCTCCAGTTGGAGTTGCGGTAAGGCTTCCAGCATTTCCACCAGCGCCCAATCGACCAACAACAAGAGTTCCAAATGATGAAGATGTGCCAGCGCCTCCTGGATTCCCTGCGGTATTATCTGCTGTTTGTGCTGCGCCTCCTGTTCCTCCAGCGCCTACTGTAATTGATTCAGTCGCTCCAATCTCAGATGCCATTAAAAGACGAGTTGCTATTGCCCCACTTCCTCCGCCCGCCCCTCCGGTTTTAAGAGAACCTCCGGCATTTCGAGCACCAGAACCACCACCACCACCAGCGCCTACGCAAACAACATAAGCAGACTTTAATCCGGCTTGTTTAGTCCAAGTGTCGGAAGACGTATACTCACGAATAATGCGTATGCCACCACCAGGTAGCCTGGTCAGCGTTCCCGTCATATTACTATTGCCTCTGCTGGAATAGTTATCTGCGTATTGCTTGTGTCTACTCGCCTAACTTCTATTTGGTTAGCGTTAGTAATGCCTACAACAAGGCGAGAAGAACCGCTAAGAATGGTCATTGTGCTACCAGCACCACCACGCCTGTATTCGATAGACACTGAAGATGTATTTACAATGTCTAGTGATTGGCACGTTGTAGAAGCGAACGCAGTCCAGTTAGTTCCTGTTGCTGCCGTAGTTAAGCTAAGTATTGTTGCTGATACTGCGCCTGGTACTGAAGATGGCATTGGATTGGCAGCAGATACGTCAGTAGCACTACCATCAGCACCTTCTGATATTTTTACTCGCTGATACAGAACTGAAGCAATATCATCGGCTGCAATCGTTGCCCCTGTTCCTGGCGTATATCCTACGTTATCGGCCATAAATCTCCTTTAAAGTGCAAAGATTCCAGAAGCATTAAACTGAACATCAATGTTGTTCCCGTTTGGTGTAACAGGTAATCCGCTTGCTGCTACGTCAAGATACATAATCAGCGGGGATGTAGCTGCTGACCCTGTATCTTTGTAGATGATAAGAGCTTCTACGGATGCGCCAGTAACAGAAGTAAAAGTTACATCTGCCGCATCAAACACGCCGTTAGTTATTGTCTTTGACGCTAATGTCACTGCCGTCCCGACTACAGCGGATGAAGCTGCTGAAAAGAACTCATCAGTTGAGCTGTAAGTGTAAACGCCAGTATCTATCAAAGCTATTTTGATAGTATCACTAGGCAAGTTGATTAAAGCAGATCCAAACTTTTCCTTACCTTTAGGATAGAGTGCGTTTGCCATTATTCTAATTCAATCCCGCTAGGGTTGCCTTCTTCGTCTAAAGTTATTCGTTGTACCTTTACTTCTGGTTGCTCTGTTATCTCAATCGCTGTTGGATTGCCGTTGTCATCAGTAATTATCTTGCCTGACTTCTTACGGCCTGTCATACCGCCCATGCTCATTAGCCTTGGCGTATTAACCTGCTCCATACGTAACCTGACTTGCTCTAGCGCTTGTTCAGAAGCAAGTCTGCGCTCTTCCATTAGCTTTTCTGACTCAGATAATTTAATCCGCATGTTCTCAAGCTCAAGGCGCTGTATCTCCAGAATATGCGACATCTGCTGAGTTTCTTGCTTAATAAGATTTTTATCTGCTTCAGTCTGAGCCATCGACTGAACTTTAAGCATATCAACTTGTACGGCTTGTGCTTTGACTTGCACTTCCTGTTGGTCAATAGCAAGGCGCTGCTGTTCCATGTACTCTTTAAATTGCTGGTCTTGTACTCGAAGCTGCGCCTCAAGCTGATCACGCTGCATTTTAAGCTGTTGTTCTTGAGCTGCGAGCTGATTCTTAACGGCTTTGTCTTGCATTTCCATTTGAGTAGCTTGAAGCCTAGCTTGCGACTCAACCTGTGCAATCTGCATACGGCCCTGAATCTCAAGTGTCTTAGGATCTGGAGGTGGCGGCTGCTTGGCTGCCTCTTCTTTAGCTTTGGAGATTTGCTCAATCTCTTTAAGAGCCTTGCTAAATAATCCGTCGATTTCCTTACCGCCCTTAAAGCGCTTAATAAAGTTTTGAAATAAGGATAAGCTAAACTGAGCTAATGGCGGGTATTGCTCTACTAGGCCACGCATTTGATCAAAGAACCCACCAGCGGCCTGAATAAGTACAGTGCCTTCTTGCTGCTGCTGTTGCTGATCAATAGCTACCATAGAGTCGGAAGCTATTTGGATACGGTAATTGCGCTCTTTACTATCTCGTAAAATATCAATTATCTCAGCTTCAATACGCTCAAGCTCTGCTTCTGGATTGCCAGGGATTTGAGCTTCCATGCCTTCCGGCATTTCTGGCATACCTTCCGGCTCTTCCACTGGCTCACCAGGAAGCGGAACCTCTGGCTGAGGTGGGGGCATCTGTGGCTGCGGTGCTGGAGTTGGTAAAGTCTCGCTAATAAGTCTATCAGCATCACCAACGTCTAAAATGCGTTCTTCGTCAAACTGCTCTGCAATAATCGTGCCAAGGTGCATAATGGCATCAGAGATAAATTTGCAGAACATGTTCTGACGCACGATTAAGCCAAGGGATGACCAAGCACTTTCAAGTCTGTTAGCCGTAGCTGACTTGTATTGCTCTGATGTACCACGCAATAGGTCTGATACTTTTAGTGTTTCGTAAAGCTGTTGCAAAGCTGATTGCCGGTTTTGCTGTAGCGTATTAAGTACGCTTACGAACTGCTCAACTGGCAAGAACTCCATGCCGCCTTGCAAACCACCACGCCCCTTATTAGCGGTCCAGCCGGTGACACCAATACCTTTAAGGTCATCTTGAAACAACTGCTCAAGGTAATCACCCATAGCAGCATCGTAAAGGAAATTAGGCCGTACTGCCTGAGTTAGCGCATGAATACGAGTGGTAAGGCGCTCTACCTCAAGGATTTGGTCCTTAACATGAGAGTAATCAGATACTGGGATTACACTGTTAGGGTCTTGGGTTTGTCTAATAACAGAACAAGGATAAAAGCCCTCAAACTTAATAGGCGGTTCTGTCTCTTCGATTAAAATATTTTCGTAATTGGTTTGAATCCAGTAAACTTTATTAGTGGCTTCGCACCAGATTTCCCAAATTTCTGCCTTACCCTCAAACTTCTCATCTTGTCGGCTGGCATCCTTTTTGTTGGACTCAGGAATAC